GTGTTTTTTCCCACCCCTCCGGGGGCCGCAAGGCCGGGAGTGCCAGGGACCAGCTGTTAAGCGCTTGGCACTCCCCTAGATGGACCCCTGTCTGGCGACGACCCTCCCCAGGCAGGGGTCCTTCATTTCTAAGGAGCAACAATGGCAGTTGGCTGGAGCCGTCGCAGGGACGACGAGCCCGACCACCCCGATCAGCCCTACATCGTCGCGGGCGTGGGAATCGACCCCGGTAACCCTACGGTCGTAGTCTTCCGGTTCGCCCGTCTGGAGCCGACCCCGTACGCGCCCCCAGACGACTTGCAGGACGACGACGACGTTATCGAACCGACGCGGGTGTTCAAGCCGTACGTGCCCAGCGCAGACTGGGACAAGTGTATCATCGAGACGTGGGTAGATGAAGCATGACTTTCACACTGAAGAGACTGTTCGACATGGAGATGTCTCAGCTCGCCAAAGAGCACGGGCGTGAGCCAGACCCAGACAGATGGCGCTGGAGTCCGTCAGACATACGCGACTGGGCAGAGATGCTCGATGTAGCGGTCAAGTACTACAAGCGGACGGATTCGCATAGCATCGGCCCCATATCCTTCTGGGAGGCCGGCAGCGGTATCGGGACCAAGCTTGTGTGGGCCAAGCAGCAGGGCCTCATCGAGTATGGCTTCGAGCTGTTCGAGGATTATGTCGCCGCCGCAAAAGAGCTAGGCGTCCAATGCGAGATACGCGACCTCAGCAACCTCGACAATCAGCCATCCTGGGAAGTACCAGACATCGTATTCACCGCGCGTCCGTTCAAGGATGACGTCTTCGAGGTCAAGTGGGAGAACCTGGTCCAGGACATGATGCGTCCGGGCGCAGTGCTGATGTCCACGTTCACGGCGCGGAAGCCACGCAGCTGGCCGTGCCTTTACCGGGTTGGGTTCCGCGGTGTGTGGGTTAAACCCGTAGCAGCCCCTCCGCGCGACGACGACGTACAGAGCGCCGTTACCGTATCGTTATAGATTCCGGCCCTACGCGGTAAACCGTTCCGGTAGCGTCGGCGTCGTACGAATAGGGAGGGAAAAGAACCCTCGCCAAACAGCGGAAGGGACGTTATGTCCAAGCGTAGTAACACCATCGCCGCGGCAGTACTCGCGGCTGGTCTCGTCGCCGGGACCGCTGCAACGGCAAGCGCTCACGTGGTGGGCAGTCCGACGCCTGCCCCGTCACAGCAGCAGCAGGACTACCAGCGCCACAAGGACCACGTCAGGCCCACGCCGTGGCAGTTCGACCTGCAGCAGTCCCAGATCGGCGCGGTCAGCGTCAACGACGTGGAGGCGACCAACCCGCTCCCGGCCGTTGGCTGGACCGACGACCAGCTCAACCCGTTCGTCGACAGGTTCCACGACGCGACCGGTGACAGCGTCACGCTCCGGCACACCTCCATCGCCAGCGCGAACATCAACGTGAACCTGCCCACGTGCACGGTCACCCTCGACCAGATCGGCCGGTTCTCCATCATCGCGGACACCGGCACGGATGCTGGTTTCCGCTCCGTCCCCGGCAGTGGCACCTTCGACCTCAACGCCATGTTCTCCTGGAACCTGGTCCGCGGCCACTGCCCGCTCGTGCGCGTCAGCCCGCGCTCCATCCTGAGGGAGCTGACCCTCGGCGGCCACCGGCTGCCGGCTCCTTCCTTCAACGACGTGAACGTCCAGGGCGAGGCCCTCGTCTTCAAGGTCACGCCTCCCATCCACATCTTCACGCCGACCGCCAGCCCGAGCGAAACCGTCTCGGCCTGACCTGAACGAACGCGGGGCGTCCGGCTCCAGATGACCGGGCGCTCCGCGTTCCATTTCTAGACATGCGTCGGGGGCATAGGCCCAGTGGCTCGCAGAGTGCTACTGGGCCTATCCGCATTTCTAGGGCCGGCTAGACTTTACGGCGTTCGTACGGTAAGCTATACGTAGGCGGGTAAGGTCAGGCAGGAGCTAGCCGTGAGCGATGTACCTATCATCAGCAATAGTGAGCGCAACACGTTCGGACGCTGTCCGCAACGCTGGAAGTGGGCTTACATTGACAATCTCCGGCCTAGAGCAAAACCCGCCGATGCGCTATGGTTCGGGATCGGCGTCCACGAGGCCCTCGCACTCTGGTATGAACCAGGCTTTGAACGCGGCCCGCTCCCAGCAGTGACTTGGAAGAACTGGGTTGGCGATGAGATCAGGTACATCAAGGCCAACTACGCTGACCATGACAGAGAATGGTTTGAGCAGCCCGTGTATGAGGAAGCGGGCGAGCTAGGCGAGGCAATGCTCCGGGGATACATCCAGGAATACGAGGATGACCCGTACTGGGAAGTGCTAGCTGTTGAGCAGCCATTCGAGATAGAGATCATGCGCGACGGCAAAGTCATCGCGATCTTCATCGGAATCTTCGACGGCGTAGAGATCAACCACTATGACAACCTGATGGAACTGATGGAGCATAAAACGGCAGCTTCCATCAAGACCATGCACCTTCCGCTAGACAATCAGGCGGGCTCCTACTTTGCTGTAGCCACGATCGTACTCCGCCACCAGGGTGTCATCGGCAGCAAGGATACCATTGACGGTATCCGGTATAACTTCCTGCGCAAGGCCATGCCTGACCTTCGCCAGCGTAACGCGGCCGGAGCGTACCTGAACAAGAACGGTTCAGTGAGCAAGGTTCAGCCGGCCAAGAGGTTCCTGCGCGAGTTTGTGGACCGTACTCCGCGCGAGGTTAACTACCAGATGCGAGCGCTAGCTGACGAGATATACGTCATGAATCTTGTTCGTCGCGGCAAGCTGCCTGTGAACAAGGTCAAGAACGACATGTGCACCTACTGCCCGTTCTTCACCATGTGCGCAATGCACGAGCGCGGAGGGAAAGCCTGGATGGAATACCGGGACGCGATGTACACGGTAGCGGGTCCATCACCACTACGAAAGTCAGCGGCAGAGTAGGAGCAGATCATGGCAGGCACACGGCGACCGACTCAGCGACCAGCTCGCAAGGCGCGGAGTAGCAACGGCAGAGGCGACGGCGACGATAATGTTACCAACATCGCTGTAGCTCGTAACCGGCCGAAGATCACAGTCAAGGTTGAAGACCTCTCGGACTTCAACGAGTCATTCAACTGGTGCATCTACGGCGATAGCGGCGTCGGCAAAACGGTGTTCGCCTCATTCGCTCCAAGCGGGTATATCCTCAGCACGGAGAAAGGCGTCATATCAGCCAAGCGTGTCGGCTCCACGGCCAAGCTACTCCGCGCGCCAGACTGGGATCACGTTGAGGCCAGTATCGAGTGGGCCGACAAACACCTGACCGAACAAGACGTTCTCATAGTCGACAGCGTGTCGAAGATGCAGGAGCTAGTCATTCGTTGGTGGCTCGGTATCCAGCACGCAGAGAACGAAGCGCGAGACGAGGACATCCCGCAGCTGCAGGACCACCAGAAGTGGCAGCGTATGTTCTTGCGGTTCGTTAACCATCTCATTGACGCGAAGTACAACACCATCTTCGTCGCCACGGCGATGCGCAAGGAAGATGAGGAGGGTGACGACCTCGTTCTGCCAAACATCGTCGGCAAGGACTACGCGATTGCGCAGAACTTCTGCGCGGACATGGACATCGTGTCCTGCCTCCGCGTCAAGAAGCGCAGCAACATCGATGACCCGCGCGAGGGCATCCTTATCAATGACACGTTCCCGCCATACTTCGCCAAGGACAGGTTCAACGTCCTGCCCCGGTGGGAGACCATACCAGATGGTGAAGATGAGGAAGATGGGAGGTATGACCTTATCACCGATATGATCGCAGACATTCTAGCGACAGCGCCGGAAGTGCGAAAGGCAGCCAAGGCAGGGAAGTAGGAGGAAACCATGCCACGCATGAAGCTGACCACCAACGAGTTCAACCCCAAGAAGCTCGACGTCAAGGTCGAGCCCAGTAAGTTCAAGCGGTACACCGGCGACATCCCGCGTACCGGCACCGTACTCATCCACCGCGTGACCAAGCTGTGGTGGACGCAGGCTGAGGACGGAACCTCGATGATCAAGCTGCTCGCGGTCGCGGAGCAGAACACCGGAGACAAGAAGAAGTTCAACGGACTCCCGACATGGGAGTACCTGGTCTTCAAGCCCGACGCCGCGTTCAGGTACGTGCCGTTCCTGCAGTGCTTCGGTATCACGCTCTTCGACATCAAGAACAAGATGGTGGTCTCGGACGAGCCCGACAGCATCGGAGACGTCATCGAGTCCCTCGGCGGCTGGGAGGTCGGTAGCGACGACGCGCTCTGCAGGATCGTCATCCTGCGCAAGAGGTGGGCCGACGACTGGCAGTCCCGTGTCGACCGCGAAGGCTGGCTGCCCCTCGATGAGGAAGATGAAGTCGAGGACGACGACATCGAGGAAGATGACGACGACGAAGAGGAAGAGGCACCCGCACGCCCTGCACGGCGGTCGCGTTCTACCCAGGCCCCGGCCCGTGGGGCCAAGGCGGCTTCCGCCCGCTCCCGTCGCGCTGAGCCGGAAGATGAGGACGACGAGGATGAGGACGACGAGGACATCGACGACGAGGATGACGATGACCTCGAAGATGAGCTAGACGACGAGGATGAAGATGCCGAAGAAGAAGACCAAGAGGCAGAGGACGAAGACCAAGAAGAAGAGGAACCGCCAGCGCGTACCAAGCGCAAGGCCAGTACAGCCGGAGCCCGTCGTACTCCCGCCAGGGCTGCAAGCTCTACAAGAGCAGCTAGCTCCAGCCGTAGCCGTCCTGCAAAGGATGGGAGCAGGACTCGCTCAAGCCGTACTCCGACCACCAGGGCCCGAGGAAGCAAAGAAGACCCACCGTTCTGAATCGTCGAGAGCCACCTCCGACTAGAGGCGCTCATGCTCAGCCTCAGGCTGGGAGTCGCGCAAGAGCTACAACGTAGGAGAGCAGAGAAGTGAAGGTTGCGGTTATCGGTTGCGGTCCAGCCGGGCTAGCAGCAGCGCATGCAGCGCACGGCCTCGGCGCGGGGGTTACCATCTACTCGCCAGGCGAGCGTTCGCCACAGCGAGGCCCGCTAGTTCTACAGCGACCGATACCCGCAATCTCCACTGATCATCCTGACGGCTATATCAGGCAGCTCGTTATCGGCGGTAGCATCCTCGACTACCGGTACAAGCTATACGGCGATATCAACATCAGCATCCAGGGCAACATTCTGGCGGAGGGCTACCACTGCTGGGAGCACATCAAGACGTACGACCGGCTGTGGCAGCTGTACATGACGCCTGGCCTCGGTCGGGCGGCGCGTATGGACATGAAGGTCACATCCAGTGAGATCGCTATCATGGTTCATGAGTTCGACCTGGTCATCAACACGGCCCCTCTCTGCGACCTATGCTACAAGGGCCATAACTTCCGCTCCAAGCCCGTTGTCATCACGATGGAGCGGTCATACCCGGACCAGCCCGAGGACACCACCATATTCAATGCCGGCAACTACTACCCGTGGGTGCGGTCGGCATGGCTGCTCGGTAACGAGTGCACAGAATGGCTCCCTGGTACGGCACCGGACGGGCTAGAGCAAATCACGATCCACAAGCCGATCAGTCACAACTGCGACTGCTACCCTGACGTACTGCTCACCGGGAGGTTCGGCGCGTGGAAGAATGAAGTGTGGGTCGATACGGCATATTACAACACGAGGGATGCCCTCATCTCAATGCTGCGAAAGAGCGGCTGGGACAGAGTTCAGTAACAATCAAAGGCAGGACACGGAAATGGATACTCAGTCAGTAGACTACGCATCTAACCGCAAGGCAGCCACCTTCGGCCCAGACGTGGTTCCAGGAAATAACAACAGGCAAACATCCAGGAGCGTCATCGACAAGACCTGGCACGGGACGGTCAACCGCAACAGCCGTCGGCTAACCCAGGACATGAGGCGTACGGAATCACCCAGCAACACCGGCATGATCCAGGTCGGCACCGACCTCATCGAGGTCGCGTACATCCAGCGTATCCACGACGAGGATGTCGAACTCATCTCACGCTGGGCACAGTCGGCCGGCTCTGGAGCGCCGCCCGAGCTGATGGAGCAGAAGAACCCAGACGAGTTCCTGGAGGGCGGGCTCGCGCACCAAAGCCTTGAGGACATCAGGTTCTCATTCGGGGTGCGCGGAGTCTCTCGCGCCGTCACTCACATGATCGTCCGTACCCGCGCGGCAGCATTCAAGCAACAGTCGCAGCAGGACACCTGGCAGGGCGACATGCCCGAGTTCAGGATGCCGGAAAGCGTATGGGTCAATCCTTCACTCCGCGCCGAGTGGATTGCCTGCGTTATCGAGTGCCACAAGGTCTACAACATGGCGATCGACGCCGACGTTCAGTACAAGGACGCTCGCTACATCCTGCCGGAGGGCACGACTACCTTCATCTACTGCGAATACAGTCTGCGTACGTTCCTGGAGATGTACGCCTACCGCGCCTGCGTCATGTTCCAGGAAGAACTGGTCTGGATCACGCGCGAGATGGGGCGTATCCTGATCGAGAACCACCCGTACCTGGAGCCGTTCATCAAGATCAGCTGCGAGACTCGGCACATGTGCACGTTCCAGGGCCCAGAGCGCGTCGAGGAAACATGCGACCTGCCGTGGGCTCTCGAAAGCAAGAGGGTCTACCGCCAGCAGAAGAGCGGGTTCGACAAGTGAGCGATCTCATCGAACTGGAGCATGACCACCACCTCTACCTCAACCTACTCAAGCGGACGCTGACAGGATTCATCTACGAGGACCCGTCCATACCGACCGCGTGGAGCCCGGTCAGCGTCTATGACAAAGAGCGCCGCTACGACGGCCGTGACTGGCCACTCCGTGCTCACACCATGGTTGGGCTCAAGAGGCTTCACAACCTGCAGCGCCTCATCGAGCGGGTGCTCAGCGACAACGTGCCTGGCGACTTCATCGAGACGGGAGTCTGGCGCGGAGGTGCGTGCATCTTCATGCGCGGCGTCCTCAAGGTGTACGACGTGCGCGACCGCATCGTCTGGGTCGCGGACTCGTTCCAAGGATTCCCCGAGCCCACACGCGATGATGACCAGTCACTCGCTTCTCAACCCGATCAAGCGCACCTGGCCGTATCCGAGCAGGACGTGCGAGACAACTTCAAGCGCTACGGCCTGCTGGACAAGCAGGTCCAGTTCATACCGGGATTCTTCGCCCAGTCACTGCCCGGCCCGGTCGACCAGCTCTCGATCCTACGGCTCGATGGCGACCTGTATGTGTCGACCATGGATGCGCTGAATGCGCTCTACCCGCTACTCCAGCCGGGAGGGTTCTGCATCATCGACGACTGGAACATCCAGATGGCTGTGGACGCCGTGCTGGAGTACCGCGCTCGCCATCACATCCATAGCTCGATGCACAACATCGACGGTCACAGCATCTACTGGAGGAAGCAATGAGCGTGCCGATGGCTGGCCTGCCCGGCAATGAGGAACCCAACGCCGCAGAATGGGCCATGAACAGACCGGAAGGACAAATCCCGGTCGTGTGCGCTAGGTGCGGCGTCAGCTTCGAGGAACACGCCGGGAAGGATCACGAGTTCAAGACCATCGACATGCAAACCATCGATGTCGCAAAGGCAAACCTGCGCTCTGCGGCTCGCGGCGACCCCGACGAATGGCGCCACCCAGACCTGTACGAGCACTACGTGACGGAAGCGCACACTGTCGATGATATCGACCTGCAGCTGAACGCGGAAGCATTCATGCGTGCGATGCACATGGAGCCGACGCCCGACGCGGTAGGCCAGCTACTCGAAGTGTTCGTGCCGTGCCTCCGCATCATGTGCGATCGCGGGTACGAGCCGACCGGCGGGCTCTGGCGCAAGGCGGGTATCCTCGGCATCATCTGGGACGTGCGCAAGAAGTTCGAGCGGCTCTGGTACCGCACCTGGACACTGGGAATACGTCACGACGACAGCGGCTTCGACCTGATCAACTTCACGGGGATGCTGCTCCGCGCAGACCCCGACAGCAGGTTCGGGGACGCGGGCGAACCGGCAGGAGCGCGCGATGCCTGAGATCACGCCGCCCGATCCCAACCACGAGATAGAGCTTAACGCTCTGCGCGACGAGAATGACTCTCTCCGGCAGGAGTGCCAGGAGCTGAGGGCAGAAAAGAAGCAGCACGAGGACTTCATGGAAGAACTCGGCAGCCTGCTGCCTCCGTCCTACGACGCGGATGACTCGATGGAGTCCATCGTCCTATCCTTCGCCAAGGACATGTCAGAGTTCGGTAGGATCGTCGCCAAGCTGACGGCCGACTACCGATGAACCCGGCCGGCTGGTCCCCCAGCAGCGTATCAGCGCGCACATCCTGCCGTGTCGCTGGTTCGCAGTCCGCGCGGGCCGTTACTGACCCCGCACTCGCGCGAGCGGGGGCCAGCCGGTCGGCCTACCCAGGAGACACAATGATATTCATCGTCGCCGCGCTGTATGTCATGACCGCAACAGTAGTACGCATACGGCACGGACTGACAAAGAAACAAGCTCTCTACCTCTTCATCATCATGCTATGCGCCGGGATGATACTCCGTTCAATCCTCTACGTATTCGGGAAGTGACATGGACTTCATCAAGAGCCTGTTTTACAGCACATGGATTCGCGTAGGTGTCTACATCGTCATCGGTATCGGTGTCAACACGGCCTCTCCGCACTACCCAACCTTCAGCGGCAACTTTGGCGCGGGCCAGGAGCTACACTCACTCACGCAGTACGTCATCTCTGTCGGCCTTTGGCCGCTCAGTCTCTGGCACCCAGAGTTCACAGTCGGCAAGTGGACAGGTCTGTAACATGAAGTGGAAGCTACACCGTCTCGAAGATGGTACCGTTCTGCTAATGATGCTGCTAACACGTGAAGAGGCAGACGAAATCTGCAAGGACATGGGCACCGGCGATGAGTCGCCGCTCTCAGCCAAGTTGGCGTGGCATGCATTCCTGGCCACGGCCGAAAACAAGACTACGCACGATTCAGGAGAGTGACATGGCAAGCGATCAAGTCGGCGACATGTTCGAGGTGCCCGGCAGCCGTCTGCGTGAGATGACCGAGGATGCCGACCGGCAGCAGAAGGCTATCCGCGAGCTAGGCGTACAGCTTCAGTCGGCCAACGCCTCCATCCTGGACCTGATGAAGCAAAGGGATGGAGCCTACTCAGAGCGCGACAAGGTGATCGCAGCCCTGACCAAGATATTCCCGTCCCACCTGACCAGGCACACAGACACGCCCGGCGAAGAGTGGGGTCCAGCATGGGCCAACGTCGCCTGCATTCACCTGCCAACAGGTCAGGTTACCTGGCATATCCATATCTCCGAGCTACCGTGGTTCGAGCACCTCAACGGCGTCGAGATTCACTGCGACGGATACGACGGCTATACCACGCCGGAGAAGTATCAGCGCTTGTACGACCTAGAGCGCACTTGGAAGTACGTGCTATGAGAAAGACGTTTTGCGATAGGTGCGATCACGAATGCGTCAACACTATCGTGCGCCTCAACATGCAAGAGATTCATCAGACCAATCAGCATCAGGTGGTGGGCGAGGATGAGTACAGACCGATGGAGCTATGCCGCGCGTGCGGCGACATCATCATCCAGACTCTCGGCATGGACATGAGCAAGTTCAAGCTCCAGTACCTCAAGGAAGACATCCCAATGGAGAACACGGAGAACATGCGGGCTGTCAGTGCAGAGCCCACAAGGATACCTCTATGAAACGCTCCGTAACGGATTCTAACGGCCTAGGCGGGCCGACCCTAGTCCGTTACGCTAGCGCGACCCTACGCGCCCCCTACGCGGCCCCGGTAGCGTTGTATAGCCCTACCGGAGCGGGCGCTCGCGAGGTAGGATCGACCTAGGACGACCGGAGGCAGGCCGGGACAATGCCAAAAGCAGTATCACTCCATCACCACACTACGTACAGCTTCCTCGACGGGCACGGTACGCCAGAGCAACATCTCCTGCGCGCCGCCCAGCTAGGCTACACGCACCTCGCGTTTACCGAGCACGGCAATACCAGTTCACACTTCCGCGCCGAGAAAGCAGCCAAGAAGATCGGTGGCGTCATACCCATCTTCGGCATCGAGGCGTACACAGCACCAACATTCGAGGACCCCAGGCAGACCAAGTACCACCTCACCATGCTGGCGATGAACCAGACCGGTTACCGCAACCTGAACCTCGCCGTGACGCGGAGCTGGAAGAACTTCAAGTGGCACCCAACCATGACAGGCGCGGACGTAGCCGAGTTCAATGACGGGCTCATCGTACTGTCCGGTTGCTCCGGTAGCCGCATGGCCTGCACCATGGTCGGCGGCAAAGGCATCCCAGAGCCTGAGACTACCGCGCAGAAGTGGAAGGCGTTTGAGGAGTGCGAGGGCATCGCCACCAGGTTTGCCCGTACATTCGGCGACCGGTTCTTTCTTGAAGTCCAGGCATTCCCTGAGCTGGAGAGCACTCGCAAGATCAATCGGGCGTACGCGCACCTGTCCAAGGTGACCGGCATCCCGCTCGCAATGACTCTTGACTGCCACTACGTCCTCCCGTCCGACAACGAGATGCAGGTTATTCTGCACGCATGCGGACCGCAAGGCCGCGGTATGGCCACCGCGGATGAGATGCTGCGGAGCTGGAACTACGACGTACTGCTCACGCTTCCAGAGACAGATCAGATTATCGCCAAGAAGCTGATCGACTCCGGCATTCCGCGCGAGCAGGCATGGCAAGCCGTCCTGAACACCGCAGAGATAGCGGCGCGTTGTAATGTTACGCTGCCGAAAGCTGAGCGGCTTCAGTTTCCCTGCCCTGACGGATGGGACGCGAACGAGCTGATCTGGGAGTGGCTCCGCGAGGGCTGGCGGTATCGCAGGATCGGTAACCGGCCGCAGAAAGAGCAGGACTGGTTCCACGAGCGCATCCAGTACGAGATGAAGCATATCACTGAGAAAGACTTCATCGACTTCTTCTTGGCCACCTCGGACGTAGTACGCTGGTGCAAAACAGACGGTAACGGCGTACCCATCCCGGTCGGACCCGGACGCGGGAGCGCGGCCGCATCCGTCGTCTGTTGGCTGCTACGGATTACCGAGATTGATCCGTTGCGCTATCCGGGCATGATCTTCGAGCGGTTCATTGACACGACGCGAGTCGACCCGCCCGACATCGACCTCGACTTCGCAGATGACCGTCGTCACGAAGTGCGTGAATACCTGGAGGGGAAATACGGTGTTGAATGTGTGGGCACTATTGCTAATTTCATCCGTTATCGGGGCAAGAACGCACTCGTTGATGTGGCTAGGGTGCATTCCGTACCTAAGGCTGCAAAGGACATCGTCTCGAATCTCATCATCGAGCGGTCTGGTGGTGATTCACGGTTCGATGCTTCCCTGGCGGATACGGCCGAGATGTTCCCTAACGCTAAAGCAGTCTTCGATGCCTTCCCTGCGCTGTGGCTGGCTACAAGACTCGAAGGCGGCGTGCGCGGAATGTCCGTTCATGCGGCCGGACTGGTTGTCGCCAACTCGCCGCTCACAGATGTATGCGCAACCTACGAACGAGATGGACGACGAGTACTGAGCATCGACAAATACGATGCTGAGTACGCGGGCATGCTCAAGATGGACTTCCTTGGCCTGACCACTATGGGCATGATCGCCCGGTGCCTAGAGCTAACCGGGCTGACGCTGGAGGACCTCTATGCGATTCCAGACGACGATCCAGACACGCTGGGCATTTTTCAGCGTAATGACGTCATCGGAATATTTCAGTTTGCGGGTCGCGCTACACGAATTGTCAATAGGGATGTATGCCCAGACAACTTCTGGCAAGTGGCTGCTGTCAGCGCGCTATCACGGCCGGGACCATTGTTTTCGGGTACGACGGCGGACTATTGTGAAGTCAAACATGGGAAGAAAAGAGCTAAGCGTTACCATCCCGTGGTTGACGAAATCACCGCTGATACCTTCGGCCAGATCGTATACCAGGAGCAAATCCTTAGCATCCTCCAGAAAGTCGGCGGCTTCGAGTGGACGGACCTCAATGAAATCCGCAGAATCATTGCGAAGAAGATTGGCCAGGCTGCTTTCCAGGTCAGCATGCGCAACTTCATCGACGGCGCAAACCGGCTCCACGGTATGGATGCCAAAACTGCTGAGGAAGTATGGAAGCGGCTAGTCACCTCGGGCACTTACGCATTCAACATCGCTCACGCGGTCAGCTACTCGGTCGTCAGCTGGTGGTGCGCCTACCTCAAGGTACACTACCCTGTTGAGTTCTACGCCTCGTCGCTCGCCAAGTCCGAGCCCGGCAAGGAAACCGAATTCAAGCTGATGCAGGATGCTATCGCCCACGGCATTCCTGTCCGCGCTCCGAACTGGACCAGCGGGCCGACCTGGCAGCCTTTCACCGACAAGAGCGGAACGTACCTGACCGCTGGCCTGACCTCGGTGCGCGGAATCGCTGACAAGAAGGCGGCTCTCATCCTCCGCGCGAGGGAAGAGCATCCTTTCAGCGGCTGGAACGACATGATCAACGTGCACGGAATCGGCGTCAAGACTATCGAGAGCATGAAGCAGTTCGCTTCAGATGAGGACCCCTTCAAGTTGAAGGTTACCTCGAACATTATCGACCGCGTAACTGCCTCGATCGTCAAGAAGGAACTAGACGCGCCGATACCTACACATGATGGCGACGAGGTATCTGCGATCATAGCCCCGCCCTGGGGCAGCAAGAATAAAGGCAAGCTAATCGTGTACGCGGGCATCGTCAAGGCTCGCATCTACCAGGATGTAGTCGAAAACATTCACTCGCGTACCGGCAACGATCTGGACGAGATAGTAAAGACGCTGAAGTACCCGGACTTGCGAAAGTACTGCACGCTCCAGTGCATCGGCCAGGGGCTTGAAGAGGTCTACATCAGGATCAATCGCTTCAACTTCGAGAGGTTCCGCGCCAGGCTTGAGTCTATCGAAGTCATGCACGATGTGGTGGTCGTGGAGGGCTATAAAAACTCTGGATTCGGTAACAGCATAGCGATTAGAGACATGTGGGTAGTCGACCCGGATTAGCTCTGGGCCTCCCGATTCGCGTATTCGTACGAAATAGGGTATAATCGAATAGGCGGGCCGAGGCAGGGCCTGCAGAAAGGCAGGAGTTCAAAATGCCGTCCAAAGACCCAATCCACTTCTACAGACGCGTGTCGCTTGAGCTGAGCCATAGCTGGCCCGGCGAGGTCTACCTCAGGCTTGAGCCGTTTGACGGCCCAGCGATCATGGTACGTGTCATGCCCGGTGACATCGTTGCCATATCACAGCTCGCGGAATCCGGCAAGGTGTCAGTCGAGCCACTATCAGAAGGACACGGACAATGAGCAAAAGAATCGCAAAACTAGTTCCATGGTATCACGTCAACAAGGATCGTTGCAAGGTCGATACGGCCAAGGAAACGCAATGCAAGAACTCTGCGAGTTTCGTCGCGACATCCGGCCTCAACGGCAGCACCGAGACCATCCCGGCCTGTAAGCCGCACGCAGACATCCTCCTTCTTGAAGGCTGGAAAGTCCGTGAGCGCCGCGCCAGGGCATTCACACTCTGATGCGTGACCTCAATCTCGGCCCAGACTCCAAGAAACTCATCGAGCAGTTCCGTGCGCTAGACAGCGACCAGCGCACCATCGAGCGCAAAGCTGATGAGCTATACTCATATGCCAGTCAGATGGCCAAGATGCTAGAACGCTGGCTTGACTTGGCCTGGTGCTGGACCGATGCCTGCCCAGCTCAAGTCTGCAAAGGCCCGCACTTCCGCGTCAAGTACCAGCACGATAGGATGGTCACGTCACACAACCCGATCGAAGTAATCGAGCAAGCCCAACATGTAGGGGAGACGTTCCCAGATGTGCCATACACCATCGTCCGATGACGAAAACGAAGAAGCATTCCTGAACTGGTACATGCCAGAGCAAGATGACGAGCCCACCGAGCCCCGCATCGAGAGTGTCATCACGCCGCACGGCATCTGGCAGATACTTCCGCCGCAGCCATTGCCAGACCCGGTAGAGCTGACCGATGAGGAGCGGCGCGAAGCTGCGCAACGCTACATCGACAAGCACTTCGGCGGCCTCTCCCTGACGGAATGGCAGAAGCGAGTCATCGACCAGATCATGGAGCTACATGACAAGGACCCGGAAGCATTCCGGCGCGAACGTCTAAGCAGATGGACAAGCAATCACATCCACGACGACGACGGCACTGTGGAAGGCTGCCCCGGCTGCTTCCCTGGTACGTCCGATGAAGTCAAGCGTCGACTGGCCAAGGGCGTCGGCATCTATAACCAGATGATCCACCGTGCCGTCGACGGATCAGACCCACTAGTTGAGGAGCCCGGACCATGAGCAAGCCTCTTCACGGACTAGATGATTGCATCAACGGAGGGCCTGCTTGCCCTTCGGACCTGCTCTGTCAATGCAGAAGGAAGCTGCTTAACGTGAACGAAGACCTCCCATCGCGGATGCCACCGCGGCCGACCCCGATCGCAATAGCAACGAAGGTGCCGCGCGTCTTTAGCATCTGGGGCACCATCATCTACGGCATATCTGCTATCACCTCGATCGCAACCGTCCTGATCGTCGGCATAGCAGACTGGTCACCGCCATGGTGGCTCACAGAGCCCGCGTTCCTCTACTGCTTCATCAGCGCCGGCATCATCACGCTCGGCCGGATCGAAAGCAACAGGGATGCCCGCGTCTTCACCCGGCTGCTCAGGCAGAAGAGCGAAGAGAACAAGCGCCGGATGAACTGATGTGCTTCCGATACAAGAGTGGGCATGGCGCCAGTACGACTGGTGCGCCCGTAACGTCCCGAACACAGACCAGAGCAGAGCCGCATGGAAGATACACCTCGCGGCGGGAAGGATACCAGCCATGGTAGTCAAAGTCAAGGAAATGCCGGCATCAGTAAAGCCGCCGGTCATGGTCGTAGCGGTTAGCAGCATGGACACCCCCACGTTCGCCGCTCACTTCACGAAGCGGCACAAGGGCAGCCTGGCCGACCTCGCGGAGCTACCCGCTAACATGCCGCACGAGATAGAGCAGATGTACCGCTCATTCCACCACCGGCTGCACGAACTGCGCCGGTACAAGCATGCACACGAGGAAGAGGAAGTCGAGGTCAGCGTTGACCGCGCAATCGAGGCACTCTTCGAGAACCACAACTGGGGCTGGAAGCAGCTCGCAGGACTCGACGGTTGCCTGGTCGCGGTATTCCCTGACGGCCAGATCGCCACCAGCATCAACGGCGAGATCATGCATCACGATGAGATCGACGAGGCGACAGACCGTCTCTGCTCGGTGCTCTCATGAAGGTCTATCTCGTCACCGTGGACGACGAAACCGCAGACATCATCGACCGCGCAGAAGCAAACTGCGAGAATGTATTCATCGGTGACTTCGTGGAGAAGAATCCGACCATAGATATCAAGCTGTACGTAGACGTCAACGACGACTAACAGTCCAAAGGCAGGGACTCAATGCACCTAGATACATTCGTGTGGGCAACACCGATTCCGCGCACTCTGTACCTGGACAAGAAAGCACTGTACGAAATCGTACATAGTGCGTGGCAAATGAGCCTAGACGAGGTCAACGGCACTCGGGTTACGGGTCCACTCCATGTCAAGGTGATGGGCTTCGGTTACATCGACGACATGAGCATGCAGGAGGTCTTCGTCGGCACCGAACTAAGCCCACTCTGGACATATGCTGTAGTCCGCGCCGTTGGGCCGGCGATGGCCCCATGAACCGCCGCGAAGATACTATAGAGCTGCCGAAGCTGAGGCGTGCACGAGGCGGCTGGGTGTTGTACGGGCCTAACGAAGATAGCATCTGCCCCGTACATCAGTTCTGCGCTTACAGCGGCGACGAGCGCGGACTGTGCGAGCTATGCCACGGCAGTCACCCGACCGACGAACACGACGAACTGCCGCCCGGTCGCCTGGCGCCGTGTCTATGCCGGAAGTGCGGCGAGCTGTTCAAGTCCGTGACCGGGTTCAACATGCACTTCGGCAGAGCCTACAAGTGCCGCAACCCTGCCAAGCGCGGACTGATCACAATCGAGCAGACAGACCGCGACGGCTATGTATGGACACTCTGGGCTAAGCCAGGCTCCAGGCCTGAGGATGTGTGATGGACATTACAGTGCCGTTCGTGTTTCCAGGCGAAGGAATGGTCATCTTCGGCGAGACAATTAAGCCTGATACGCCTTCCGTGAAGGACATGTATTATGACTGGCGGTCGATGGCTATGAAGCCGCTCAAGCTTGAGGATGTGTAGTGGACGGGATACCAGAACACCTACAGCGCGAGCTGGAAGTGCTGCAAGAACTGCGCGCGGCCACCCGCGAAGCGCATGAGACTCTCCGCGACCTCAACGAGGCCATGAAGTCCGCGCGAGAGCTGCGAGATGAGTTCCTCAACTCGGATGCGGTGCTGGAAAAGCTTGGCACGCTAGTCAAGGCCGGGCTCGATGAATACGACCATACTCTCCAGCACGCAATCAGGGTCGCAGAGAAAGCCATGTATAACCGCTTCGACGTGCTGACCGCCATATGTCTTGGCGAGGACCCAGAATCAGTCAGGACCGGCGTCACCTCGATACCGCAGCTACTGCGTGAGTACATCGCATCGCAAGGGCTGCCATACCGTCTCGTCAAGAAAGACAAGTGAACACCTACCACCTCTGGCTCCACGTAGCACGCATGCGGGACGCGGCTGGAAATCCAGAGGGTGCGGCCAGGGCTAGGCGTAACGCCCGTATGCTGGCCAACCAGGCTCTGCGAGCCCGTCACCCTCCCCGCATAACCCAAGCCCAGTACAACGCGCTCTCCGATTATGGCAAGAGCTGGGTCTGGCACATCACCAAAGACGGCAAGCTCATCGAATTGATGCCATCTAAAACGGCCTCTAAGCCGGTTTCGGACGCGCCCCTACCCGATTCCCCCGGACGGGCTCACACGGCCCCTAGCTCGCCCCGGTAGCGCTGCGCGGGGTTAGGCGTCCGACCGGCCCCGGCCTGCGTCGATTGCCATTGGGCTAGACGCATCCGTACTTACGGCGTATCGTCCTCGGGTAAGCCATCCGAACAGCACCCCGCACCCCCAGTAGGATGGACCTACAAGGAGAGGACCCTCATGCCGGTATTGGCGCTGAAGGTAGCAGCGCTGGCTATCGCAGCTAGCGGCGTAGTCGCAGGAGGACAGGCAGAGCTAGGAGGCCACCCGCAAACCGTCTCGGAAGTATCAGTCACTAAGGTCATCTACATCGTCCGGTCGGGCGACACCCTCGGCGGCATCGCCGGCTACTTCTGTCACGACCCGAACAAGTATCACGAGCTGGCCCAGGCAAATGGTATCGCTAACCCCAACGTGATCAGTGTCGGCGAGCACATATGGCTTGCCTGCGGCGGTACAGGCGGCTCCAGTTCCAGTAGTAGCTCCGCTAGTAGTAGTAGCAGCGGTTCTAGCTACGCGGCCGGTTCAGCGGTCGTCCCAGGCACGTCCAGCATCTACAGCTACATAGGACTGGAGCGGCTCTGGGAGCTTGCTGGCGGTAGCTCCGCGACGGCGTTCCATGCGGCGTGTATCGCCGAGCATGAGTCGAGCGGCAAGCCCTGGGCGATCAGCCCGACCGACGACTGGGGCCTCTGGCAGATACATAACGGCGGCCAGTCGATGCTTGTTCCATTCCAGAACGCTCAGCGTGCGATCGCTATGAGCGGAAACGGCACGGACTGGAGTGCGTGGTCTACGCGAGATATGTGCTAGCCGCACAGACGAACGGCCGGCCAGGACCCCCTCGATCCACCCACCTGGTCGGCCGTTCCTATTGCCTGTTATGGTACGCGAGGTCCGCCACGGAATAGGCCAATCAGGCAGTACAGCGCGATGATGCCGACCTCTGCCACGATGACCCATCCTTGAGTTGTGGTCACGATTCCACCGTCACATCTCCGACCGTCACGTTGACTGTCTCGTTGGTGGACTGGTCGACGTAGTTGATGCCGCCCGCGTTCATGATGGCCTCGGCGGTCTTGCTAGCAGCCTCCGTGCTCTCGAAATTCTTGAGCCTGACTAGGACGCTAGCCATCATCTGCTCTTTGGGCCTGAGCCGCCCTGGCCCAGCGCCTCGTGAAGGCCCATGTGCCCGTCCATGCCGTCCTCCGCGACGAGAGCGGAGCAGGTCTTGCAGACCTGGGCGCGAGCCTGGAGGTCTTCGCCGCCACCCTCCTGGTCAGTGAGGACGTAGGCGGCCATGTAGCTTCCGTTACGCGGAGGCTCTGGCGTTGATACGGTCATCTCTTTCTCCTTTTGCTGCGATTTACTTCGTTTCTTTCGTACCTCGGCCGGGTACTAAGTTAACGAGCTAATTCTTGCAGCTCGCTACTTCGCGGTCCATCCCGTGTCATACCAGGCCCATTGATTGCTTCCAGGGTCCTGGGTGTACGTACAGAGCTTGCCGCTGGTGTTGGTGTACGTAATGACCTTTCGGCCATTACTCTGATCGACTTCGAGCCCTGGGCCGCTTCGGGCATTCGAGCCCGCGATGGCCCCGCCATTGACGCAAATCTGGCCCGACTGGTTGATGTAGGCGATGATCCGCTTGCCTTCATAGAACGCTACTGCTGATGACACGAACTCTCCTCCTGCTTCTGGTGTAGTGCCGCCTCCTGTTCCAGACTTCGCCCACTCGATGACCTTGTCCATCGGGTAGCCCGAGCCGCAGTCATGGTGACCACCGCCCCCGGAGCCGAAGTCCACATGATCGCAGACTCCCTTGGTCCAGCTGTCCTGCGCCTCGCCCGCGCTCAGCGAACGCATCGGGATGCCGTACTTGTCGCATATCTGCCGCATGAGCGCGGCTGTCGTGTGCAACAGCGTGCTCTGCTCGTTGAGCCACTTGTCGCGGGAGTACGAGGCATAGCCGGCTTGCTCAACGCCGAAGCTCAGGCTGTTGTAGCTGCTCTGCGTCCACGCCGCGTATTGCTCGTAGACTCCGCAGACAGCCTGGTTGGTATGGAAGTTGTCGATACACCAGTGTGCGCTGGCGCCGACGTTGCCCTGAAAATACTTGGCGCAGTCCATCGCGCCGTTCGGACCAGTGAACCCTTCCATCGTGTGTAGCGCGAACTTGATCGGCTGTACGCCTCCGCGCCCGGAGTAGTTGCCGGTAAGGCAGAGGACTTCTTGAACAGCCATCAGTCACCTAGCCTTCCCTTGACCCACCTACGTATCGGGTGCCGGCGCGGCAGGTCATCCAGCTTGGCCCACTTCTCGTCTTGCTCTTCTACTGGGGGCTCTGGCCTACGCTCTGGCGGGTCCGGTAGGCGCAGGACTCCGCGCCGGACTTCATCCAGGTCGACGACCTCGCCCTCTTGGATGAGCCGACCTCGGCCCGTGTTGTCTCTGTCGTCCATGATCCTCCCTATGGGCGGGTGTTGAGCCTATTATACTCGGCGCTCTCTACTCATCGTCACGATGCCGGTTATCATGTCTGGTCCAGAGGTGATGCCAACGTATGTGAATGACCAAGATGGCAAGCGCAAGCCCGCCAAGGATCGTATCCACATACTCCCAGACCATGTCCCTCCCTATGTTTGGATAAAGCCGTTCTGGTCATCGAGCGGATACCGGCCGAAAATAGTTATGATGGTCTGTGCGAGTGATCCGGGCATGAAGTGAAGCTGGAGAGAACCATCAGAGTGAAGCTGCACGATAGGAGTAGCAGCCCCATCCGGCACATCACCAACAAACCAGCGGGCCCCAGTTGATGCCGCCACCGTGCGATAGGCAGGAGGCATAGTGAAGAACGCGATGCCATTATAGTTGCCAGAGGCGGCCGGAGTTTGAACACACCCTGCTACTTCTACAAACCTAGTGTCATCACTGAAGCGGTACTGCGGCGGAGTGTTACCGGATATAGTGCCGAAGAATCCGCCGGTGAGCGGCCGCATGTCATGCCACGGGTCGTTCGTGAGCCTACGGTCATCAACCAGTCCGGTAAGCGCTCCGGCCGAGGTAGCGGTCCAGTGGGACACCGGATACTCCCAGATGCCGGTCGGGGTCTGAGTCAGCGCCGGTATGGTTGGCGTGCCAGATGGTGTACCGGTAATAACAGCCGGTGCTACTACCGTAGCAGATGTGCCAGCTCCGCGTGTCAGGCGTATGACTAGACGGTCGATTCTGTTCTGAGCGGACGCGGCCGGAATAGGCGTGTTCACTGGAGCGTCGCAGCGCCATAGCTGGCCACGTATCAAGATGACGCCGTCAGCGATAACAGCGTTACGGCCACCGGTATCAAGGGATGGTGTCATGGCATTGCCGATCGAGCCGTCGATGGCTGCAGGTGGCCCAGCCATACTTAGCAGGTACTCCCAGTCAGATGTTGATGTCAGCTGGGTGAATGCGCTGGGCCGCGCGTCATAAGTTGCCATGATACCTCACTTGGTAGCCATTTGCTTCTCTAGGGCTTTGATCCTGGCAGTTAGCTGCCCTATAATGCTCTGGTCGGTAGCCGTAGAGTTGCCGCTGTTGCCTACGGTCGGTACAACGTTGATGTTAGGCGTAGCGGCCGGGTCGGCTGTTAGCTGGACTCCGCTGACTACGTCTGAGTAAACAACCCCAGGCCGGACCTCGACTGACACTATGTCGCCTAGGCCGTAGTCTCGCCCGAACGTCAGGAACGGAATGTCAGTCGCTGTCACGGTCATCGTCGGCCCGGCCGCTCCAGACAGTATAGCGTCCGAAGCGGTAGTGTTCAGGTTGTTCAGGTCAGACTCGCCGGTAGAGTCACTGAACTGCTCCACCTTGTTGAATTGCGTTGTGCCAGATGCGGTCTTCTGGACGAACGTCGTACCGGCACCCTGGACTAGCGAGTCGGTAACGGTAGGGTCGGTCAGATTGAACTGTACCGATGTCAGGTTGCCAAGCTGCTGGCTGAACCACGCCTTGCCTGTCAGGTCGCGCGGAACGTATACATCAAACAAGAGCCGGTGTGTCGTCGGGTTCCGTGTGATCTTGATGCCCATGGTCTTGCCGGTCCCAGTCTGGGAGATGAGAGCGCGGATCACATCAAGCAGGTTCAGGTTCACTCCGCTACCGAATTTGACCGTGTACGTAACGTTCGCGCCCTGGTTAGCATTGGCGGCTATATCTAGCTGGCTAATCCTCCGCGCGGCGGTAGTAGCAGGACCAAGGTTATTGTTCACGTAGTGCTTGATAGCATTCTCTAGCGGAATGCCAGTTACCGGGTCCTGGCCGCTAGCCGTCTGGGCGTTCCAGGCCACACCCGGCGACGGGTAGCATATCCGGTTAGCCATCAAGCCAAGATAGTCCGCGCCGGACAGGGTGATGAACGAGCCAGAGCCGGGGCTGCCTCCACCAGCGCCCGGTATCGAGTCAGAGTAGCCCGGCTGTTCGCACTTACCGCCGAACGTGAAGAGCCCTCGCCAGTTCACCTGCACAAAGAAGTCCCCGGCCATCATGAGGTTCCAGAGCGTGTCAGTGTACGGCGTAGTCAGCGACCATGACCCGACCGCGTTATGATATAGCTGCGCAGTTAGGTTTACGAACTGTATGGGGCCTTGGCTTGCCAGGTTACTGTCTAGTACCTCGACCCATACTGCATCTGTTGATCCTGCGCCAGGCAGAACATAGACTGCAGCCGGAAGCAATGTTCCGTCCGCTGCAGACGCGGTAACGGAAGTGCCAGTGGTAGTTAGTGAGCCGAAACTTCCACTAGCTGAAGATGAACTCTGAGCAGAGCCAGAAACTGGCAGGGCCTGTCCAGGCTGGAAAGTAATGACCCCGATGTCATATTGCGGGTTACCAGAGTTAGTGAGGCTGTATGTCTGTGATGTTGTTCCGGCAGGGTTCGTGTAAGCACTTGATATGATCGTGCCTGTCGAGAAGTTCTCGATCAAGGTCCACGACGGGCTCGTCGGCAGAGTCGAGCCTGACTGGCTACATCCACCTATACAGATTTCTCCAGAGGCCGAGAGCGCGCCAGTAGCCGCCGACATGGACGTTCCAGTGCCGCCGTTTCCGGCCGGAGTCTTGTCTACTCGCCACGCACCAGGAATCCCTATGACAGTCACACGCATATTCTGGGAAGCACTGATCGAAACAGTAATGGTGTCGCTTGTTGTCAGGCCCTTGCTGTTCATGGCGTAACCGAAAGCCAATGAACGCGATGTTGTCGATGACGTATAAGCTGTCCATGAATTGCCCTTGCTGTCAGTAACCCCAGATATTGTCAGTGCGTTTGCCGCAATGCTTACTATAGCAACAAGGGTATCATTCAACGCCGGTGCAATAGTAACTGGAACATTGACTGATGTAGCAGCTGCCCCGGTAGCAACGTGGCCCACTACATATGGAACAGCCATTATGCCCTAGCCCACCTATTCACCCAGGACAACCCAACCGAGGTCGCCGCTGTCGCTCCGGCCATTGCGATGTTAACCTGGTTTACTCCAGGCATCAACGACCAGAGATTACTTAGGTTGCCTCCTAGGACGAGCTGGTCCCATATGTTGGTGGCTGCGGTAACATCTGCGGCTATCTGCTGCCCTGGCTTCGTAACAACCTGTACGATATGACCAGCCGGGATAGATGTGTTAAGGGCCCATTGCCTGCCGCTAGTAAGATTCTTGAATGTCGGTGTGCCTGGTCCTGTTATTGTCCATACCGGCCATGCCTGAGCATTACCAGGGTTAGTTACGCTGATATTAGACCCAATGGAGCTACCAGCAAGACGAATAGGAAGCAGAGGCAAGATGCCAGATGCAGTGCTACCCTGGAATGACATCTGCTGCGGTACGAGGTCTTCCCAGTACGGGTCTGGGGTCTGGAGAGTAAATGTATAGACTGTAATGTTATTGACCCCGACATCGGGATTATTGAGACCGGCTGTAGTATATACAGCTATCTGCCTAGTAGAGCCATCCGGTCGCTGAATCTGTATGTGACCCGGCTTAGGTGTCTGATTGCGAACATTGAAAAAAGCGCGAGTTATCCTGTCGAGCAATATGTAGTAGTCATACTCGTTGTTGCTCGCAGGCCGTCCTATCACAATCGCAAGATTGATCGCGCCCGGCTGAGAAATATATTGATTAGGAGTTGCTGAGCCGTCAAGTAGCGGAATAGTTTGTAGAGCCACAACGAGTCCCTCGATACCGCTAATCGCAGAGCAGGTATAGCCGTTAACAAATGTCAGGTCGCTGAGGTCCCAGTCGTTACCGTCCGGGTCGATGTAGTCAATCTGAAGCGGAGTAGGCGGCGCTGGCATAGACATATCAGGTCCTCCGTCCCTGCCTGTTGAAACTGCCTTGCGTTAGCGACATAGCGCTGAAAGCTGTCCTGACATGAGACTCGATCGCGGCGCGAGTCAGGCCGTCGAAGTGAGCATGATACTCGGTTCCATGAGAGCTACCGTCGTGCCCACGCGGGTGTATATCGTCCCCGGAAATGACGTACTCGCGTCGCCCATTCTCTGCGAACGTGTACGGGCTGCCGGACCAGAGGCCGACGCCGCTGATAGGCTCCTCGATCCAGCCGCCATGCTGGTAGCCGTGCGGCCTCCTGTTCGCCGGTACGTTGAACCACCTGATAGCCTCCTGGGCCATGGTACGCCCGAGCCCCTTGAATATGTTATTAAGGTGCGTCTGCTGCGACCTTAGCCCCGCGATGAAGCTAGCGCCGGTGTTGTATCCGCCGCCCGAGACTAGCGAGGTAGCTCCGCGCGAGGCTCCAAGCTGGGCTGCGGCCAGTGCGTTAGCCGCTGCGAATATCTGGTTCCTGACCGTGGGGCCAGCCGCGGTGATGGCATCGACGTAAGCGTTAGCAGCTTCAGGCCCAGCCGCGACAAGCTGGTTGATGATAGACTGCGGGGCCTTGATACCGTGTAGCCGCCTCAGGGCGCGAGTCATGCTCTTCGCGTACGTCGTGCCTGAGGTCGGGTCCATCAGCGCTACGCTTTGTAGCACCGCCGACGACGCGCCCGCCCGCGCTAGGTCCCTGATTGAAGTGCCGAAGTTTCGCACGATCCCGGTCTGCGACCGTAGGCTAGCCAGAAGGTTGTAGCTCTGAGCTCGGCCCTGGCCTTGAATGCCGATCGTAGTCAGTCCGGTCGTGCGCTGGATACTAGCCTGAACCTGCTTTTGCAGAGCATTGGCGTTCGTGATCTTCGTTGCCAGGTCCTTGATCTGAGTCTCTAGCGACTGCATCCGTCTGTTCTGCGAGATGACCAGGTTAGAGCGAGCGTTTGCGACCGACGGAGTGAAGTATAGCCTGATCTCCTTCAGGAACCTACTCAGGTCACTCGCGTACGACGCTGGCGTAGTAGCTGTTGTTATCTTAGCGTACGCTGCGGCTACGGTAGCGCCCGCAGTCTGGAAGGCTCGTATCTGGGTCGCGGCTAGCCTGTTCAGGGAAGTGACATGAGCTGAGGTAAGCTTCCTGAGGTTCTCATTCAGGACAGCTATCCTGGCTTGCTCAACCCTGATCTCGGCCTGGTAGTGCGCCCTAGCTATCGCCGTACCGGCTAGCCTCAGGCTGTTCTCCAGAACGCGGAGCTGGACTTGATCCCGCTGAATCTCCGCGCGGATCAGTTGCTCGGCAGCGCCACTAGCGTACCCAGGTATCATACCGTGAGGCAGGACAGTCTCGCCGCCGTGGAAGTTCACGAACTCTGGGCCGTTCTCGCCCACTATGCCCCAGCCGGCTGCCGCGCCATCGGAGCCCGTCCCTCGACCGTACCAGTGCGGGCTACGACTCAGCCACTTAGCAAGGGCTGCCGCCGGTGACCCATAACTACCCTTGATGTAGTTCAGGCCCCACATAACCTGGTTAGCATAGTCGCCGAGATTGAACACATGGCCGTGGCCGAGGGCCTGAGGAATACCCATCGCGCCGCTACCCGGATTGACCGCATTAGCGTTCCAACCGCTCTCGCCCTGCCACAACGAGAGCAGCGGCGGGAACTGGCCGGGACCCCAGCCGAATTGAGCCAGGTGAGCCCTGGCATAGTTCTGAGCGGCCAGGGCGCTACCATGAGCAGGCGGTACGCCAGGGGCACCACTAACAGACTGCTGGCTGGATGCGAAGCTCTTGACAGAGCCAACGATCTTCTTGAGCACTTCACCGACCAGCTTCGGCGGTAGTCCAAGAAGCATCCTGCCGAGGTCTCCGCTTGCTCCGCCCGTACCGGGCTTAAACTGACCTAGCAGGGCCCTGATCGCCCCAGACACGTTTCCCTTGGCGAGGTCGATACCTATGGACCCAAACCTCTTCAATCCGCTGAAGATGTCGCCTAGAGTACGGAAGGCACCGCCGATGAATGCGCCAATCTTGGACAGGATATTCTTGCCGCCCGGCCCGCCTAGCCTGAAGCCCTGAACGAAGTCCTGACCGATGCCCGAAAGCGTGACGCCGTACCTGCTGCCTAGCGCAGAGATCATAGTCGACGAGTTAGCAGCCATACCGATATGGCCGACGCCGCCGTACCGTGACTGCCCAGGAGCTGCGCCAGTAAAGGCCAGGATGTCACCGGCCTGAGTCATCATGCGGTTACCGTACGTGTACGTACCAGGGTATCCGCCGAACCAGTTTGCCTCAGACGCGGCAATGGCTTGCGACTGCGGGATCGGTACGCCCGCACGGTTTGCGGCAGTCCAAACTAGGCTAGAGCAGTCCCACGGCGGCATGCCCCAGCGCTGCGCCTCCGAGTAAGGCTGTCCGCGCTTCGATAGCATGAAGTTGAGCATACTTTGCTCGACCTGGCCACCCGAGGCAAACTGCGGAACTACGCCGGGGAAGAATATGTAGCCAACGTCGCTATCGGGATGCTTCACAACCTTGTTTGGCTGCGACGCCCGTCCTCCATGTGCATAACCGGTAGCCGGGAAGTCAGGCAGCATTCCGCGCAGGTGGTCGACAGCCCCGGCATTGACCATTTCGGTAGGCACAACGACTTCGCCATACCTGAGCATGGAGAAGACAGAGTCTCGGCCGGGATCGCCTTGGCTGATGTAGCCTCCGCGAGCCTTGCCGATACTCTTCAGGGAGTCGGACGCGCCCTTGAGCGGAGCCCCGATGCCGACAAAGCTGGTGATCTTGTCAATAGCATCGAACAGCCCGCCAAGGACGTGCGCGGCGACCCACTGTATAGGCGCTGATATCTTAGCTCTAATCTTATCCCAGACATCGCCAATCGAATTGACAGCAGTACGGAACCAACCAGGCAAAGTCCTCGTGAAGAAGTCTCGTACCGGCACCCAGACGTTGTTGTAAATCTTGCCCCAGCCCTTGACGGCCCAGTCGAAGAGATGGCTCCACATAGAGTCCCACGCGGCTGATACATCATGACGGGCTACGTCGAACCAGTGCGCTAGGTTATGTAGCCAGCTCGTTATCAGTTGCTGTAGGTGTCGCTGCTGCCTGATAGTTGACCCGACCGTGTCCTGCCACATCAAGTCCCAGATGTGCGCAACATCATGCCTAGCTACATCAAACCAGTGTGCCAGGTTATGCAACCAAGCAGTTATCAGGATTTGAAGATGTCGCTGGGCCCGGATAGTATTGCCGATAGTATCCTGCCACATCAAATCCCATTGATTAGAGACATAATGCCGTATATCGTCAAACCAGTGAGCGATATCATGACGGAACTTGATAATGTAGTGTATCGCTAGTTCTAGCCCTATTATCTCCGGTATGACAATCCATCTAATCCAGTTCCAGTTTTTCTCAATCCAGACCGCGATATCAGTCAGGTAGGCTATAGTGTTGAGAGCGAGGATGCCGATCTGGAAAATGAAGTTTAGGAAGTCTGCGAATGCCTTTGGATTCTTCGCTACAGCATTGGCTATCCGCTCGATAGAGTCGGCGAATGAATTGACAATACCAGGAATATCAGGAGCGAATGCTATCATGATATCAGCGAATGCATTTGCCACGGCCTGTATCGCTGATACAACCTGCGGGTCGGCCAAGCTCTTCAAGAAAACCGTTGCCATGTTTGCGAATGGCTCGGCTAGCGCCTTGACAGCAGTTGTGAATACAGGAGTAATCTTCCCGAGAACACCGGATGCTACGCCAGCCAGTGAATTCAGCACCGGGACGAACGACTGCCCTATCTTAGACAGACTATCAGTAAACTGATTTTGCAAATTCTCAAATGACTTGCGTACGCCCTCCTGGCCTTTTGTCAGGGCATTCTCGGCGTCTATCTGCCTCTTGTGCTGCGCTGCTGACTGAGTGGCCCTCGCGGTCTCCAGTCTGGCCTCGGCCGACGCAAGCTGTTGTGTGCTAGCCTTGCCCCCAGACTGAAGTTTATTCAACCGATCCTGGGCCGCCGATACCCTGAGACTAGCGGCATGTAGGCCCAAAGCAGTAGTCGTACCAGAGCCCTCTGCCCTGTTAAGGCCGTCCTGAGCGCTAGCTAGACTAGCCCGAGCCGAAGCCAAGGCCGAGGCAGAGGTTGCCCCGCCACCTTGTAGAGTATTCAGGCGCTGCTGAGCAGCTATGACCCTCTGGTTAGCGGCATCTAGCTTCTGCTGATCCTCAGTCACCACTCTTGACGGGACTGTCTTCCCAACGCCTACTGCCCCAGCAACGCCGACCGCAAGCAAGCCGGTGCCGAGAACCGAGATAATGCTGCCGCCGATAACCTGGCCTATGAACGGAGCTGCGGCTGCCGCTGCTGCGCCGAGACCTATCTGCACTTGTGGCGGAAGTCCGGCCAAACCAGAAAGGATACCGGTGCCAAAGAAGCTGCCAATCTCATTCCCGATCTTGCCGCTGTTAGGTCCCTTTGTAGCGTCACTGACTCCATCGCCAACGCCCTTGCTGACTCCGACCTTTACGCTTCCGCCAACAGAGTCCCTGACTTCTTTCGCGGCTCTCGCCAGGGATGCCTTGTTTATGTCAATATCGACCTTGGGCTTGATGCCCTTCAGCGCGTCATCGAGCCCTCGCCTGAACTCCCTGCCATAGACATCGCCTAGCGCGCGCCCCGCTAGCCTAGCCTGAGGCTTTGCCCTAACAGTGGCCTCAAGAACTATCTTGCCGATGTCAAAGACATCACCAAATCCCTTGATTGCCTCCCTTCCCATCGCGGTGCCCATGACCTTGGCCGCGACTGTAGCCTTAGGCGTAACACTCTTGACCACCTTGGCTATATCAAATTCCTTGATTATGCCACTCGTGATCTCCTTTCCCATATCCCGGCCGATGCGGTTAGCTGCAGGCAGCAGCTCCTTCCGCATCTTCTCGTTGAAACCGGTTAGGTCAGGAACAACGCCTACCGAGACTGACCCTACGAATATATTGTCAGCCATCAGTTTAGCCCTCTAATCTGGTCTAGCATAGCCTGGGCTTCCTCGGCAGTCTTTCCGCGCAGACGCGGGTCCAGCCTCTGGGCGTCCTCAAGAGACATCCTCTTGGCGGCAGGCCTGCTGCTACGGCCAGGACGACGGATGGGCTCTGGGCGCGGCAACTTCTTCTCAGACTTGAGCTGTACAGTCGCCCATGTGTTCATCCGAACCTCGTCTATCAGGGTGGCGAGCATCATCTCGATGGTACTCCAACGCCCCTTAGCGGGATCGTTGGTGTCATCCTCTCGGAATAGCTCGCCCTCCGGCATCTCATTGCGCATGGCCGTGTTCAACGCGCCCTCTGGAGGCAGAAACTTGAGCAGCACAAGCAGCTTGCGCCACGTCAGCATGGTACCCGGCATGAACAGGTCTACGAAGTCCAGGCCGTAATACCTTGCTAGATCAGCTTCTATCTCCTCTGGGAACCTCGACGTGACCCAGACTGCTTCCGAGATTTTCCCGCGTCCAGGCGGGAACTCCGTCCGCACTCGTCAAACACTGCCTCGACCTGATAGTTCTTCAGGTCAGCGCCAACCCATGCCTTGTACTCGTCGTCATCCTCGATGACTTCGCGAGCCCACCCCGTCCAGCTACCGGTTGAGGCAAGCTCCATCGCTGATGATGACCAGTCGGCCGCGTTTGTGATGTGAATGACCGTACCGTCAAGTCTGACAGTAACTGGCTTCCCAACACGTTCCTTGCGAAGCTGCTCATCCATCATGTCGAGGTCAAGGTCGACCTCTGGCACATCTTGGTCGCCTGGATCGTACGCGGGCTGAAGAGCGGCTTGATCGCGCTCTGACTTTGGAACAGCCATGATGACCGCCTATCAGGTGAAGTAGGTTGTCATGGCCTTGCCGTAGTTCACGGCCCGCTGCGCGACGGCCTGGGTGTTCGACCCGATGGTGCCGGGGTAGAACGTGAAGGTCAAGTCCGTCGAGATGATGTCGCCCTGCTGGGCCTGCCGGTTCCCGCGAGCGGTCACCTTGGCGAACGGCGCGTACAGGCGCTCCTGCTTCGTGCCGTCGATGCTGTCGAAGATCAGGCCATACCGGTTGTCGGCCGGCGGGTCGGGAATCGTATAGACCGCGGAGTTGATGGGGAGAGCCGACGTTGCCGTAGTCGTGGCCTTGAGAGGAGACGATGCCACAGGGAAGACTGGCACGTCATCGTACATCGCCAGGACGTACGGGTTCATGCCTTCCAGGAACGTCGCCTGGACGGTCTTGGTGCCGCCGGTGAGTAGGGTACGGATCGGGGTGAGCACGCCAGCAGCCGGTACGTCCTTGACGGTCTCGTCGAGCTTGAAGATGTAGCCGGTCACGTCGACCCAGCCGAGGCACTTGTATGTGCCGGCGGTGATACCTGACGGGTCCTCGAAGCCGAGCGGAGCGCCGAGGTTGGGGAGTCCGGCCCAGACCACGACATCGCCAGCGGCGTAGAGCAGGTTGTTGTCCTTGTACGGGCCAGTCGCCGGGGGAGTGAGTCCGAACTGGGTGGGGTCATCTGCGGTAACCTGGGGGTTGGCTTCCTGGTAATTCTTTTCTGCTGTAGACACTTCTACTCCTATGGATGAATGCGAACGAGATATGTCGCGTTGTTACGGAACAGGCCGGGGTTTACCTCCGATACAAACTTGGGACCGCTGATTACCGTTATATGCTGTATCACTCCGTTCAATACTATGGCGCTGTTCAGGGACTGCATGTCTGCCTGAACATTCCGCGCGGCGGCAGATACGTCTGCCATCTTGATTCCCTGGTTTACCTGTCCCCAGAGGTCTATGTCCACGACGGGATGGTCCATCCATATATGGACTCCCATCGTCCCGCTAATACGCCTGATACGGCATGTAATCCTCGCCAGGTCGCCGGTCGGCATTTCGGTCACAAACCGAATGTTCGGCTCCATCTGCCCGAGGGCGTACAACAGAGCAATCTCCACGTCCGGCATAACAGTTACAACCCGAGCGATTGGCATAACAGGCCCCTCGCTTCCATAGCCGCGCGGAGCAGAGTGTGATAGGGCTCGCCGCCCCTCTCGCCGAACTCTACATACACGGCCTCTGGCGAGTCGTTGCTGACAATAGCCTCCGCGCGGTCGTGAGTAGCTCCGCCAAGCGTATGGACCTCGACGCTAAAGCTCGCCTTGTATCGACCCGCGTGCTCATCCGGCTCCCATGGCGAACCGACCGGGGCTAGAGCCTCAGCGCGGTCCTTGATCTTGTCGCCGTAATGCTTGACTACGCCCAGCATTCCCACGGAATTGAGGAAGCGACTCATACCCACTTGGTCAGGCTCGTAACTCACGGGGACGCTCCCTTCACCAGTTGGCCCTCGATGCGGATCGGTGCGGTACGACCAGAGAACGGAGACACCCAATGCGCTGGGTCTCCAGTAATCTCGTATTCTGCGCCGTCCACGATGATAGCATCAATGAAACCAACATCAGTCCCGTACGGCACATACACCGTAATGTCGGTCGTAACGCGGTCTGTGTATGACACCGTCTCTGCGCTATGCCCCTGCTGCACTGAACAGGGTCCGACCGTAACTTCCGTAATGGTAAAGGTGTCGTTGTTGTATTCATCCTGTCCTGCCACTACACGGCGACGCAGTGTCACCATCTTACCGTATGGCAGTGCTGGATACATTAACTCCGCCTCACCGCGATCGAGCCCGCCTTCATCCTGTAGTCGGCTAGTATCTCTTCCATGCCGAAGTCCCTGAGCGCCGCGTAGATACCGGCCATTGCGGGTGACCCGCCGCTAGAGCCAGCGCTCAGGTTCCGGCGCATCGTATAGCTATACGCTCCAACCGTCTCAGCCTGAATAGTTGCTGACTGCGTCGGCGTGGCTAGCTCCGAGATGATGGCCGAGCACAGAAGGCCCTCAATGTCTGCAGGCACATCCTTGTAGCCGTGCTCATACGTAGTGTCATACGAGTGACTATACCACTGGTCGACGTACCAGAAGCTGGGCAAATTGATGATGCCCGAGAAGCTAGGCTCTGGAATGGTAACCGTATCTATGCCGTCGAAAATGAACCAGGTGATAGGGATGTCCGGTATCATCACATTGCCAGACTTCGCCACTACCGATATGATGCTATAGATCGGCCGTCCGGGCAACACAATGAGACCGTCCGACGCTGACATGGTGATCAGGTCAGATGCCACGTACATGAAGGTGTTCCGCGCCCGCCGACGGATGATAGCGCTACCATCCTTCAGCATCGCATCGACGCGAGCTGCCTCTGTCTGGTTCAGGTTCCTGCCTAGCCTGGCCACGATATCATCGGGCGTAGCCAGACTAGGCAGACCTCCAGCCGGAGTTGTCACCGGCTACTCCTTGCTGGTGCGTCGTTCCTGCTGGCTCTGGCGCTCTTGCTGAGAGCCTTGACGCCTTGACCGCGAGGTCACGGCCTGGCGTTCCTCGCGTGTCTCGTCGACAGCCTGGTTGTGAGCCTCCATGGCCGGCGTGTCCTGCTCGTTGTCCAGCTCGGCCGTGCCGGGTCCGTCGTCGGCCATGAAGCTGCCGGTGTACGGGTACGGAGGTGCCTGGATGACGTTGATAGGCGGCGCGGCGGTCAGCGTGCTGGTCTTCGGCAGGAGAGCGCCGAACGGCCAGCGCTGGGTGATCGTCTTGTTAGGCTGCATGATCGTGACCGGGTTAACCGTCGCGTACGCGAGCCGCATCGTCATACGTAGGGCCACGGAGTCCTGCTGCATGAGGTTCAGGATGACCTTGCCGGAGTCGTCCGAGATGACGCCCTCGGTGAACATCTTGAACGAGATGTCCTTGCGCAGGCCGATGATCGCCTTGCTGAAGTCTCCGCAGATCAGCGTAGCGCCGCTCGCCACTGTAGCGTTCCACGAGCCGTTGTCGATCTCGGCCATCCTGTATCCGTACAGCGTACCGCCCGCCCCAGACTGCATGTCGGGCTGGTAGATCGGCACGCCCTGCGCGGAGCGGATGCCGACGAGACGCCAGTTGATACCCGGCTGGGCCGCGAAGCCCTTGACCGCGTAACCATTCTGCGCCATCAGGAAACCGAGGTTGGACACGTCCTGGCCGAGGTCGGTTGAAGCTGATGCGCCCTCAACAAGAGCTTGGCTGGACTTGAGCGCGCCTTGGAAAACAGACTCGCCCCAGGTGGTCGGCTTGTTGACGCCCCAGATAACGGCGTAGTCAATCATCTGGCCGACGGCCTCCACGATGCGAGGCTGGACCTGGCCCCAGAGCGGCACATCCGCGTCGTCAAGATATGCCTCGGGGATCGGTACGATGACGGCCAGTTCCTCGACGACCATGACCACGTTCTTCCACTGCTCCATGGTCGTCTGCTTCATGCCGGTGTCGCCACCGACCCAGTACGCGACCGGCAGCACGTCGAGGACGGGCTGGCGCTGCGTCTTGGATGAGAGTGTCGTACTGTTCATCAGGCTCAGTGCCGCGCTCTGAGTTGGCGCCATCTGGATGATCTCGGCTGCCAGAGGCTCAGGAATCAGCGGGTCAGAGCCTGTCGTGGTACGCGCAATATGCGTTCCGTACGTAGGCATGACTGCTCTTTCCGCGCAAGCGCGGTACTGTGATGTAACGCTCGGCCTGCGCTAGATTGGATTACTCACTACCGGTCATAAGCCGTCGGAACATCTGGTCTGATGTCATCGTCGCGTTGTCTGACGGAGCTGCGCCTGCACGCATACCAGTTAGCCGTTCGGCTGGACGGCCACCGCCTGAGCGGCCACCGTTTCCTTGCTGGCCTTGCTGTGCTTGCATCCGCTTCGTGACTTCTGCCTCGATGATACCTACCAAACGCTCTGCCCGTTCGCTGATCTCCTCAGAGGTTCCATCTCCGAGGTAGTCGATCAGGTCGGGCGACAGGTTATGAGTGACGGCTGCAGTCATCCTGCTCTGCGACATCTTCAAGGCATCTCGCTCTTGCTCTGCCGCTTGCTGGGCTTCTAGCGCCTTCTGAACTTCAGACTTGTTGGCATCCTCTTGATCGCGCCACTTCTTAGCAGCGCCAGAGTTATCCCGAGCGGTACGTTCGTGCCGCCGGGCCATTTGCTTCCAGTGCTCTACCTGCTTCGTCAGCTCGTCAGGGTCTTGCTCTTGCATGACCTCGTGGAGCTGCTCTTCGGCACCTTGATCTTCGGGGTGCTCTCCTGCAGCGTCGGCTCCGGTTGCGCCGGCCTCTCCGGTAGCGCCAGTGTCTTCAGTAGCAGTCTCGCTCATTCCTCATCCTTGCTCGCGTAGATTATAGCTGAGTCGAGCGCGTACGTAAAGCCCTCACGCAGCCCTGGCACGGCGCTCTATATACGGGACAGCGTTTGCTACTGTTCCGAAGGTGCGTGTCCCGGCCTGAAACCGGTGGCACGCTCATGTAGATTTGAGCACAGGCCCTTCACCTGATCTGGGCCGACGTACTTGCTGAGAAGGGCCTCGCACCTGTAGAAGTCATCCTTCGTGCCCCATCCGATCTTGGCTGCGCCTGGCCCTTCCGCCCAATACCTCATGAGCCGTTCTGTGCTCGATACATCGCTTGGTGTTACCTCTTTGCCGGCTACCATGTTACATCGCCTCTATAAGCAGTGGACCCTGGTTAGCGGTCCTTTCGTCGCTGGTTGCATCGAAAACCTTGACCTTCCACCACAAGGCCCCAGCGCCTTGGGTGTCCGTCGATGGGATGTCGAATTGTGACAGAGTTGTGCCCGAACTGTCTGGGTCTGCTATGACATCGCTGTCATACGTCAATACCGTTGGGTCGGTGTCAGGCGTCGTCTTGTCATCCTTGATATAGAACTTCGCCGTCATGCCCGTACCGTCTGTTATCTCAGGGTACTTGGCGGTAACGACAATGTCGTCGCCCTGCTTGAAGAACAACGCTAGCATATCCATTACATCACCTCTGCACTGATTTCGTTAGTTTCGATAGTAGCTTCAGCCGTATCCGTCTCAACTACTGCGCCGAGGCTATTCGACACAACAGTTGCGCTAATCGCATCAGTAGACATCTCAGCCGCTAGTGCGTTGCTAACGCAGACGACCGCCGTTATCTCATCAGGTATCAAATCAGCGTCCTCGCACTAGTCGTTGAAACAATCCGGTGACCACCCCGGCCAGCACAATGGAGCCCGCAGCAGCGCCAACCGAGGTGGCCATACCGGATACAGCCCCGACCAGTCTGATGGAGCCCGTAGCACCGCTGGCCGAGACCGCACCGCCGGCTAGCACAACAATCAGCCTGAGCGCACCAGTCGCCGCTGATACCCCATAGGCCATGCCAGCCAGAGCCGCAACAAGAGACACGGTTCCCGTTGCGACTGTTTGAGCCACCGCGCCAGGGACAGAGCTGGCCGCCGTTGATGCCCCAGCTACAGGCGTAGTCCTGCCGAGCGAACCCGACGCGGTGGAGTTTGTGATGGCCATCAAACAAACCTCAGTGGTTCAGTTAGACGGTATAGAACGACAGGCGTGATACCTCCGCGCTTGGCGCACTCTCGGCACAGGGCAGCTCCGTGAGTTGCCATGGTTGCGTGAATAGGGCACAGCCATACTTTCTGCTCATGCCCAGCTACGCCGCAGACCCGCAAGTACAGGCTAGCTGGCGTGGCGCCACAATGGAAAGCCGGAGGCGCCACGATTGCTCCGCACGGGTACGCGCGAGGTACATGTAGGTCTGGGATGAGCGGGCTGATCTCGAATATGGTCATGTCACACCTGGCAGATGAATCCCACGCCTGCACTGCCCGTGCCTGCAGCAGCCTGGAGTGAGTCGCCGATTGCGGGTGTACGCGGAGCCGCGAGCAGATATGCAGCGATAGGATGCGCAGCTCCGCCCGATACCGCGTCAGTTGCAATGGCCCATTGCGCTGTACCCGGCGCGGAGGTGAACGGTCCCCAGGTAATCTGGCTCGTGTTATAGATAAGCGATGGGCTTGCCCCAGTGGCTACGACCGGGCCGTACGCCTGACGCGCGTACCCGCTCGCGGTCGCGTACTCGTTGATGCTAGTGCCCGACATGGCCGTCTCCGTCGAGCTGAGCACGCCCGAGGACGCAGAAGTACTGACGGCAAGATACGTGGCCGCGGCTGCCGGACTCTGGGACTTCAGGAACACCGCATTGAGAGCCTGCTGCTGCGCGTACTGCATTAGCTGGCCGGCGCTGAGTAGTGGCATAGTGCGTGTCCTCATGCTCCTGGGAACATATCGACGTACTGTTCTTCTATTGTGGTATGCCGGAGAATTCCCGTGCTGTCAGTCCACTTGACGATAGGCCATCCTGATTCCTCGTCGAGCTGGACGAACTCGACCGACATTCCATCCTTGAGGTCTAGCTCAGTCATCTCGGCGGTCATCTCGCCGAAACCGGCTTCACTCTTGCTATGCTCGCCGTAGCCAAGACCGTTTGGGTGCTTGTACTTGTACTTGTCTCCTGGCTTGGCCTTCATGAGGCTTGCCTCTGGCATAAGCTCGTACTCCCATCTGCGTTCCAGTTATCGGGTATTAGGTTTCGCGCTCCCAGGGCGTTGGCGCGACGGATCAGGTAACGCCGGATCGTGGAATGGTCGCCCTTGCCTCGGCCGACAGCCTTGATCGCCTTCTTGAGGTATGCCACGTTCGGCACCGGGTAGCGCGGAGCCCCTCCGCTCTTGCTAGGTAGCGCCTTACCCTGCGCCCCCAACTTCTTCCGTCCCGCTGTCGTCTCGTGGGGTGGGGTTTTCGTCGTAGCCATTTTCACTCCAATACCTGTCCCAGGCAGCTCTCGCTTCCTTGCCAGTGAATGTTCCTGTTATCCTGTTCCACTCATCACGTAGTGCGCCGTTCGGATTCATGGTAGCTCCGCGCAAGACGGGCATAGCAAGACAAGCGCAATTATCGTGAGCGCGGAAGCTTGTATTGCCTGGCTTGAATGGACCCTTAGCAGCCTGGGCCGCGCAGTACGCGCAGGCTCCCGGCTCAATAAGCCGTTCCCAGCCCGTTGCGTTCGGGTCATGAGCAACGTTAGCGATGACCGTATTCCGCGCTCCGTTTAGGGCGAACCGGGCGCCAGCGCCAGAGAGTGTGTTGCGCGCGGAATCTGATGCTGTGAGCGGGTCGGCTCCCTTCGTGTTGAGCTGATGGTAGAAGGTTCCGTTTGTAACGCTACCAGCCATCCTGTTGAGATGCTGGCCCGAGAATCGTGCCGGGTGTATCCGCGCCAGGGGCAGATCATTGGCTACCGTCAGGTTGCGATAGAAGTCAGCGCCGTTCGCGGCCGACGCATCAAAGTGTTGCGCTATGAGCGTCTTGATAACCGGCCCTAGGTCTTTCCAGCTCGCCGAGAACTGCTCCGGGTCGATGTGCTGATCCCACATCGCCTTGATGCCTCTGGCGACGTAATCCCTGATAGAGCCTTGTTTCTGCTGGAAGTCAGTTGTGATATAGGTCGGCGGGTCCGGGGCGATAGCGTTCAGCGGATCGCTCGTGCCACTGAACGAGAACCGGCGCGGCCTAGGGGTCGCTGTGCGGCCGTCCCTAGGGGTCTGTGAGGGGTCGAAGTTCTCGCGGCCTCTAATCGCGCTCCGGTCGGTTTGAGGAGTCCGGTCGAAGGCCGTATCCTGACTAGTGGACATTCGTTCCACCACCGCCGGTTGCCAGCCTGGATTCCTTGGCCGGGTTAGCTCCTGTCACTTGGCCCTGAGTGCCGGCTGGGACCTGAACTGGGACTGATGTCTGAATACCGCCGCCACCGGGGCCGCCACCTATCTGCTGCTGGACGTTGGTGTACTGCGGCTGAGACTGGAGCGCTGCCGCAACAGCATCCTTGACGACTTGCTTCGCCTGGTATTGCTGCTTGGCCTGAACCCACCTGTTCACGTCATCAGCGGTCGCGCCCGGTATGAGTCGCCATAGCTCTTCAACCGGGATACCAAGCATCTGCGCGGCCTTGCCGAGCCCGTCGATCGTAGCGCTGAATGCACGCGCGGAGGTATCGCGCCAGACGACCTCGCCGTTAAGGTCGGCCCAGCTGGTCTTATCTCCTGCGGCCAGCGCGTTGAGGCGGAAGCTATTGCGCCAGGGATCAGTCAGGGTAGACTGCAGTTCTTCCACCTTACGATCGAGACCATCCCGCGCTGCTGCCAGGGCTTCGGCACTGAGGTTAGCGATCTGGCCGAGGAGGTGATACGGCGGGACTTGCGAGATTGTCGACATGTGGCGGATACTTGCTTCGCGCACGTTGATGTACGGGTCGAGCTTGGCCTCGCTGAACTCGCCGAACTTGGTGGCAGCATCCTCGGCCGCCCACACGCGATCGACACCCGGCTGGAATGGAGCCTTGGGACGGCCCGACTCGTCTGATGGGCTCATACCGGTGACCCAGCGCTGCTTGAACGCCTCGTACTGCTCGGCCATCATCAGGTTGAACGTCGTAGCATTGATCTGGTCCTGGATCGGGATGAGCGGCTCCACCTCGCCGGAACAGTCAGTCTCGCCGTCAAGGTCGGCTTCATACAGGAACCTGACGACCGGGCAAATACCGAGGTTATGCATTGAGATAGGCGGCAACCCGTTGAGGTAGGGGTCGCCTGGACTCGCTATGCTGAGCTTGATATTCGTAGCGGCTGAGCCTTGGATTCCTTCCTGGCTTGTCAGGATGTAGCGGGCTGTCTCGTCATAGAGGCTAGCGATAACACGCTGGCTCTGCGGACGTGCTGGATTTCCAGCGATACGAACCTCGATTGCGCACTGAGGCCACTCGTCATCAACGTCGTCAAGGTAAAACGCGGTCATCCGCCGAGGGCTGACCGGCCTCATAACCGGTACGTTGGCTGAGCCGCCAGCTTCAAGCTCTTCATCGGTCGCCATGCTTCCAGGCAGCACCACCACGTAGGCCGTCCCGTACTTGCAAACAGCGCGGTGAACGCCGTGCTGGCGAGAGATCATGCGGTTAGCGCGGAAGGTGTTCCACATGGGGTCAACGTCGATAGTGGAGGCCGTCTCGATGGTCGTCTGCCCGGAAGGCTTGTAGCCGTCGACGTGAAGGTTCTCAGAGATGACAGAAACTACGAGCGGCAGGAAATTGCGCTTGGACTTGCTCATGATCCAGCGGTACTCAGAGTTGACGCCCTTGGGCGCGTACGGCTTTGCATGCTTGCCGCGCATGTATCTGCTGATCAGATCAAGGCGAACCTGCTCGACTGAGCGAATCTGCATCATCTGGTTTGCAAGCTCTGGAATTTCAGGCAGGTCAACTATCATGAGAAGCTCCAAATCTGTCGCTTACCGGCACGCTCGGCCTCTTGCTTCTGTTCCTTGAATGTCTTGCTACTTAGTACCAGTCTCCGTGCGTGGCGAGCTATGATCATCGCTACACAGCCATCTATCTTGCGCGACGACTTGGGGCTTTCCTTGGCGATACTGATTCCCCAGCGGTTCGGCCGGCGCCGAGCGTTGACTACATGTCGGCCGAGGAAGCTGTCGCCATCGTGAACGAAGCTGCCTTCTTCAACTTCGCTCAGCACCATCTCGCAAGCCATGGTGAACTCTGCTATATGCGAGCGCATATCCCAGGCTACTGGCTGAGGGTCTCGTCCAGCCGGAACCGCCCATACAGGCAGGTCCTCCTCAAACATAGCCCGCCACGACACCTTCGTGTGCTCTTCCCACTCGTTGACATCCGCAAAGAATGCGCAGACGTGCCAACGCTTCCGCGCTGCTTCAACAGCCTCATTGACTTCCCATACTGGGATCGGCCTGCGTCCATCATCCGTCTCCCAGATACCCAAGCTAAATGTAAAGCCCGTCTTAACGTGACAGCCTATCAGAGCGGTAGCATCATTAACACGGCTACCATCGAAGCCCATGGTGATGTCGTCGCCATCATTGATGTAGTATGCTGGATCGGACATCCGCGACCAGAGCTGCTGAGTCGTCCATGCGTCCTCGGCGGCCTCTGGCCAGTTCAGGTAGTAACGCTTGGAGACATCGAGCGGATTCTTGGGGGATAGGATTCGGTTCTGTACGATGTCATAGACATCGACCCAGAAGGCGTCACCATAAGCATGCTCCACACCTCGCTCGATCGACTTGTCGTTCTCGAAGTCAATATCAGGAGGGGCCATCCTAGAGTCATAGAGGATGCGGCCGGTTCCGCGCAGCCTGCCCTCTTCTTGAGCGACCCAGGCATCAAACGTATTCTCAGCAACTGATTCCTTTCCGGGCTCCCAGGCGTTGCTCGTCTCCAGGAGCCTGCTTCCTGACTTGCCGACGTTTCGGTCTAGGACCTCCGCGAGAGCCACGCCTCCATTAACTGGGAAGAATGACTCCGTCTGGTCGAGGATTGCAAACGTGACTAGGGCGCCCTCTTCAGTGACTGGGCTTGACGTGATGACCATGAGCTGACCACCGCCCGGTATATGGAAAACAGTCTTGCCCGTCTCAACATCATAATCAGCACGAATGCGAGACTTGGGTGGGAGTAGTGCCCGCACCATGCGCATCGTGTTGACGTTAGCCTGATCATGACTGGTAGCGGCAATCTGCACCAAAGGCATACCGACTGGTCGTCCAACACAACCACCGATCACTCTCTTGTCGAAGTCCTTGAGCCTGACTGGCGCGAGTAGCTCGATCAGCGATAGAACAGCAGCGAATGGCGACTTCCCGGCCCCCTTGGGGTATCGGCGCACGCCGTGGTAGAATAGCCAGCGTCCGCGCTCGTCTAGGGCATACCACCACAGTATGAACCGGACCTGGCTCTCAATGAACTCCCAGCGCTGGCCAGTCTTCGGCCCGTCGGGCTGGCGCAGGTATTTAGAGGCCCAATGGATGGCCTCCCAGCCGAGGGTAAGCTTGGGGACACCGTCCGGTATTGTCACGGTACGGTCACGTGGAGCTATGAGTATGCTCACCGGCCGCTCCTGTACTTATCGTACGCGACCAGAAGGCCAGCGCACAGCAAGCTGCCAAGAATGCCCGTGGCGAAAAACAAATACCAAAACAACATGCCTCTGCGATCCCTCCGGCGTGTGGGATGCTAAGACATGCAAGGTGATACTAGACTGCCTATAATCAAGTAGCTGGACATGGTTCCTCTCCCATGGGCCCTATGGCACTGAATGAAGCCTGCCTTGCCAGCCTTGAACGGCCTGGTCTGCGGCGGCCTCATCTTCATCTTCCGGTGCGGGCTCTTCCAGCTCGATACGACTACGCTTGCGGTCAGTGATGGTAGCACCGAGCCGCTCACTCAGGCGAGTAAACTGCGCCAGAATGCTAGCGTTATGCGTACGCAGGAATACATCATAGGCGTCAGCCGCGGCAACGGCTGTAGCCCAGTCACTAGGTTCAAAGAATTCAGACTGGCCCGATAGCTTGAGTGAATTAAACCAACTCCTAGCCTTCGGTCTCCAGCTTGTGTCTGCTGATGGTATCGGATGGCCAGCTCCAGTAGATGCGCCCTGCGTCACCTTGATGTAGCGCGGGTCATCCCCGTGCCCAGTTCCGGTGCCCGTGCGATCGCGGGGCCGCTTCTTTGGTGCTGGCATTCAACTTCCTTCATCTAGTTGCTGACCAGGCGGCTAGTAGTCTTCAGCGTATAGGGGGCTGTGACCTTTTGGACAGCCGCCTGGCCAGCGGAGATCGCTCAGAACGAAGCATCGTGCATAGACCACCTCCTCTGGAGTCCCGTTAGGACCAGCGTCACAAGCGGTTATTCTACCGTACGAACCTGGGGGATGGCTAGCTCAACGAGCGCTCCCTCGCGCGATATACGCGCGGGCGCACGCTTATATGACGTTGGGCTTGATGTGCCCGGCCTTGACCGCGGTGTCGATGTAGAGCTGGTGGCCTGCTCGCTTGGCCCGCTCACAGAACACTACGTCCTCGCCGAACAAGTCCTCGCCACGCTGCTCATGCTGGAACCAGCGAAATGGCTTGTTGGGAGGTACGGCCTCGAAAACCTCGCGGTGGATGAGCATACACCCTGCGCCAGTAGCGCCAGCCTTGATCAGGTCGCCGGGCTCCCAGTCTGTGTCGACCAGGTATGTGCCGAAACCGCCAACACCGAAGTCGGCAATCTTCTGGTATATCTGCGGGAATGGCGGCTTGGCATTGACATAGATGAGTGCGCCGATAAGCTTCCGATTCCGCGCCAGGAGTCTGGTGATGACTCTCTCGGGCAGGATGACGTCCGTGTCGACTGACAGGAACCACTCGCGGTCGCTCACCAGGAACTGTTCGACCAGGAAGTTGCGGGCTTGATCGACGTAGGGCTCAGACTCCTGGCCCTTGATAATTGCGCCGGTTAGTTCGCCCTCGCGGATGACTGACTCCATGAATGCGGCGTGTACCAGCTCGCTGTGTACGTATCCTATGAAGAAGCTCATGAGGAGTGGGCCTTGGCGCGATGCTCGGCTAGATTGACCAGTCTGATGACTGAGAGGCACTCAGGGCAGTCAGTGACGATCGCCTCGCCATTGTCCGTGAGGTTCTCGGTACGGAAGCTGACTGGTACATCCGTGGTGGGCGTTGGCATCATGATGGCTCTCTCTTCACGAGTCCTGGCTCAGGCCATGGAGCATGACAGTACGGGCACCCGTCGAGATTGGGTGGCGGAGGGTCATCCTTCCACTCATCGCGGAATGACCAGTAGTGCGGGCATGGCGGCTCCATGAGACGAGTATAACCGACGCGGTGGCATATGGGAAGGTGCAATCAGTGGCATGTGGCATTGATTCCGATTTCACACAGCCC